AAATCCGGACCCTCGCGCCTGCGCTCAAAGTCTTCGACCGCGTGACGGATGCGGTCCTGAGTCTGGACATCCTGACCGTAGACAAACAGCCGCAACTCTATGCCCCTGTAGAGGGTCGCGATGACGCCGCACTTATGTCCGGTACACATCATCTGTGCCTGTAACTGCAACGGGCCGCGAGAAGCCGGTGGTCTCTCCTCCGGAAACCCGGAGGTCAGCTTGCTCTCTATGATGACGGGGCCATCGATCTGGACGGGTGGAGCGCCGATGACGTAAATACCTGCGCCCCTGTCCGTCTTGATCTCAACGCGCCCGCGCGTGTGAGCCACGCCGTCGAGCGAACACGCGAGGGCCAGATCGGCATGGTAGAACGGCTCTGGAAAATCAACACTTAACCCGGTCAGATTCAGCCGCGCGGCGGCCTCCTCCAGAATGACCGGCTCAAGCGTGTTGCCCCAGTGTGTCGCCTCATTGCCCCTGAAGTCGTCCTCGAATGTGCCATCACGCGCGGCCATGCACCGCGACAATAGTTCATTTCGTGACATATATGGACTCATGCCCATGAGCGCCGGAACAAGGCTTGCGCTCACAATGTCGTCGGGTGTTAGTTTGCCTACCATTTACTTAACTCCGGGTTCTTTCGGGAAAAAATAATACTTCTGGTTGAGGTCCGCGAGACGTGAGGACAAAGCGTCGTTCACCTCTCGACACTCAATGATGCGCCGACCGAAATCAACAATGATTATCGCCAGCGTGAACGTCATTAGCAGCGTGAAAATAATCACATGCCTCATGGCTCGCCCTCCTCCACACGTTTAAACTTAAAATTAAGCGGGGGCGGCGGTGTTTTTGCGATACGGAATTCGCTCAATCGCTTTTGCTGAGATTTAAGCTGCCCGCGCCGAGAGCTTTCGGCGTAGTCCTCTTCCGCTTTTGGTTTCCATTTTTTCATGCTGCTATGTTCTCCTTTCGTTTAATCAAGCGGCAAACGGTGGACGAATGCCATCGCCCGCCGTTCGCGGACGGGATGCCGCTTTCGTTCAAGGTGTCCGCAATCTCTCTGGAACTTGCGCCCCTGTCTGCGAGGCGCTGGATGACGGGCCACGCGCGTACAGCCGCCGCATCCGTACGCGCACGGCGGGCCGCGCCAGTCTTGCGTCCGCCTTCCTCCGGGCGGGGCGAGCCCAATTTGACGCCCCGCGCCTTCGCGGCGGCGAGGGCTTCGCGCGTCCGCTCGCCGATCCGGCGGGCTTCCCATTCGGCGAACACCGCCATCATGTGAAGCATCGTTCGGTCGGCCTCGGGCATGTCGGCGCAAACGATTGGCACGCCGCTTTCGAGAAGGCCCGACACGAAATGAACATTGCGTGCGAGGCGGTCCAGCTTGGCGATGACAAGCCCGCACCCGCGCCGCTTGGCGTCGGCAAGGGCGAGCGCAAGTTGAGGGCGGGCGTTGTTGCGCCCGCTCTCGACCTCCTCATACTCGGCGATTACGTCATAGGGTTCGAGCGCCTTGCGCTGAGCCGCAAGGCCAAGCCCAGAGCGGCCTTGCTTGTCTGTCGAGACGCGCAGATAGGCGATGTATTGCATTTTACGCGCCATTGTCGCTATCCATCTCTTCGGCTTGCGCCTGTCGTATCAAGCGCAGCGCGTGTGACCTGATAACATCAGGGTCGAATCCGGCAAACGAGACGACAAGATTGAAGTCTTGGCTTTTGTTCATAAACCAATTGCCGGCCTCTTGGATTTGATTATTCCTGCTATTTATAGAGCTGTTTTGGCTTTCAAGATTTTTTTGAGAGTCGGCGTCAGACAGCGCAACGTTTATCACGCTACACCATAACCTCTTTTCGGCTTCGATTTGATTGGTCATTTTACGCGCCCCGCAAGTTCCAGCAGCCATGCATCCGCGCCCATCCGACAAGCTCTTGCGCTTCGGCGCGACTGATCCGGCTATGCGAGCGCGCCCCATAGCCGGGGCCACTATCATAAAGCGCCTCACATATGCGGCTTATAGACGGCTTGCCGCGTAACATGGCGTTATTGTTATGGCACGCCAGCACGTCGTCGGCGTATGCGAGGAAGTCGGCGCGATCATCAAAAGCGGTGACGTGACGCACGCCTTGCCCGTGTTCGTTTGTTGCGATGTAAATCATATTTTTTCTCCTTCCGTGTGGATTGCCCAGTTGCCGCCGGGCGGTGCAATTAGATGTAATAATCGGCGCACCTTTCCTCGCGCCATGCATCGAGGTCAAAGTCCATAAGCCGCTCGCCATCTACGGCGTCGGCGAGGTGGTACTCAAGCGCTTCGACCCGGTATTCGTCGGGCGCATCCCTTGTATAAAGCTCCACGATCTCAGCGTCCGTCATGTTAAAGGACTGGCTGCCGATTGTTACGTTTCTATTTTTTTCCGTCATCTTTATCTTTTCCCTTCATGGGCTGGGTGAACACAAGCGGCGGCACCGCGCGGATGCCGCCTGTCGTGGTCACTCAACCAATCATCATCGGGTTGCCCCATTCGTGACAATCCACGTCCGGGCACGTGGGGGTTGCAATGCTAATCCACTTGGCGGTGCTGCGAACGGTGTATCCGCAAGCGGTGCAGGACGCCTTTATCATGCGGGTGCCTTGCTTCTTACGCTTCGTCGCGTCGAGCTTGGCGTGCGGATAGTCGCCGATTGCGTCGAGCATAGGTTGCGCCGCCTGTTTAAACGCCTCTCCCTCCGTCGTGGCGGTCATCGGGCCTTCAAGGCCTATATCGAGGGCGAGCTTGCGGAACGGGCCACGGTGCCCCGCCGCAACACCTACGGCGGCGTGCACCATTTCATGCGCCAGCACACCGGCAACGCGCATGGGTTCGTCTTGCGTGATGCCTATGATGATTTCCGTCGTATTGTCGGCGGACGCCTCGGGCGACCAGCATTGCCCAATTGTGCGGTTCTCGGCGGACAATCCGCCGGATGACGGAAAGCCGCACGTCACGCGGTATTTCGGAAGGGTTGCGCCGTGCTGCTCGAATAGTGTTTCAAGGCGGGTTGCCAGTTCAACAAGCCAATCTTCGCGTGTCATTTCTTAAGCCCCGATTATAATGAAAATTACGACGATAAGGGTGAGGGCGAGGGCGAACACAATGCCCTCGACTATCATTTTAAGTGCGCGCATTAGATGACCCCATTGTCGGCAAGCGCGCACTCGATACGGTAACGAAGCTCGCCGTATGCGATAGCGACGGCGAAGCCGTCATAAGACCAGCCGCCTTCCGGCTCGCCCATGCAGTTAACAAAATCCTCGCCCGCCGCGACGTTGCAGTTCTGACAAATAGCGGGAGCTTTGTAATAGTAGATGACGTGTTCGGAGCCGTCGGCGCACTCGTGCGCCAAGTCATAAGCGTCACCGTTATGCTCTTTTACCTCTTCTGCGATCTCGGCGGCGATGTCGGCGACATAAGCGTCGAGTTGGTGGTCTGATGTGATCTTTTCCATGTGGCTTCCTTTCGTGTGTGTGTGTGGTTAAGAGACAACCCTTGCTTTCGTAGGGCGACTGAAGAAACCAAACGACTTGTCATCCTTGCTGCGTTCGACGCGCGCGGTAAATTGCACGCGGTCGCCCTTTTCCGCGCCAATAATCGCGCGCGGTAAACTTCCCCAAAGCTTGTAACCGGCGTCAGTTTTATAGAGCGCCTTGACCTGCTCGCCATACATGCTGTCGACAATTTTAATCGACAATATTTCGGCGGTGACCTCGATGCGGTCTTGTGTGTCCGGAACAGGCGGTGCGCTCGCAGCCTCGGCGGCCCATTCCGCCTTGCGCTGCTCGCGCGTTTCGGCGCGCGTTTCGGCACGCGCGAAGGCGTTACGGACAGCCTCCGTTTGGCGGGGCGACAATTTACCCCACGCCTCTAATTGCTCGCACAAGCCGAAAAGAAAATCGCCAAAATCGCCATCATACATGCCGACACATAGCGGGTGCGGTTCGTTGCCTTCGTGCGCGAATTCACCGATGCCGCGCAACCAATCTGAGAGACGCTTATTGTCTTCGGCTTCCTCACACCAACGCTTGAACGCGCCTTTCGCCGCGTTGCGCTTGATTGCCGCTTTGATGCCGTCTTCATAGCGCGCTTCGGAGGCGCGCCCTTCATTAAAATTGGGATCAAATACCATGATGCGTGTCTCCTTTCGTGTGTGTTTATCAACTATCAAGAAGATATAGATTGGCTATAATGATTTCAAGCTCTTTTTATCAACTTTTTTCATGGGGCAGAAAATGGCGGAAGATCAAAGGGTTCGTGGCGTCATGCTGCGACTACGCGGCGAGACGCATGATAAATTGAGGGACGCGGTG